TGCCGCGCTACGTCTCACGATACAATCTGAATCCTTTGCCAATTCGGCCAACACGGCACCGGATGTATTCGGGTTACCGGCCGCGCTACGTCTCACGCTCCAATCTGAATCCTTTGCCAATTCGGCCAACACGACACCGGATGTATTCGGGTTACCGGCCGCGCTACTTCTCACGAGCCAATGTGAATCCTTTGCCAATTCGGCCAACACGACACCGGATGTATTCGGGTTACCGGCCGCGCTACTTCTCACGATACAATCTGAATCCTTTGCCAATTCGGCCAACACGACACCGGATGTATTCGGGTTACCTGCCGCGCTACTTCTCACGATACAATGGGAATCCTTTGCCAATTCGGCCAACACGGCACCGGATGTATTCGGGTTACCGGCCGCGCTACGTCTCACGCTCCAATCTGAATCCTTTGCCAATTCGGCCAACATGGCATCGGATGTATTCGGGTTACCGGCCGCGCTACGTCTCACGATACAATCTGAATCCTTTGCCAATTCGGCCAACACGGCACCGGATGTATTCGGGTTACCTGCCGCGCTACTTCTCACGCTCCAATCTGAATCCTTTGCCAATTCGGCCAACACGGCAGCGGATGTATTCGGGTTACCGGCCACGCTACGTCTCACGTCGTTATCTGAATCCTTTGCCAATTCGGCCAACACGGCACCGGATGTATTCGGGTTACCGGCCGCGCTACTTCTCACGAGCCAATCTGAATCCTTTGCCAATTCGGCCAACACGGCAGCGGATGTATTCGGGTTACCGGCCACGCTACTTCTCACGTATACACTCTCATTTCTTAAAAACTCTTTTTTCCCCATATTCATTTATCTATTAATTTAAATGGTTTATATGATTCTTTTATTTTCTGTATATTTTCATCGCTTTCATTTGGAACTATTGAAACAACCGGGTACCGTGAATGGGTATCAGGCTTTTGCGATATACAAAATTGTACATTCATATCCCATATAATCCCCCGAACAAATCCCCTTTCATATAACACGGCATCGAAAATATCGCGTATATTGGGGATAGTTGAGGCGGCTCCCTTTGTTACAAATGTCCATACTCCTGCGATTCCCTTTATTAAGGGTATTATAAAGGTCATAGTTAGTGTTATATCCCACCCATTATCTCCCCGTCTTGTGCGTCTATTAGGATACTTTTTAGATACATTTTCCATTAAGTTGGGATATTCATTCACATTTAATGCTGTGTATTGCATACCGTCCCAAACATGGAACGTCTCGCCATCGCCATACGCTACACGTGCTCCTGCGTCGTTTCTATATTCATACGATTCATTACATACGTTTTGCGCTTCATCATCCGGAAATATTATTTGTATAGTCTGCGGCCTATCTCCATATACCTTGTGAAATAGCCCTGCATATTTCCCCCTTGCTATAAAGTAATCCACACTTTGCGGCAGTCCTTTATCATTTTTCAATCCTACACAAATAGACCCTATTCGGGGGAATATAAGTTTATTTGTTTTCGGAATCTGTTTTTTTATTCTCCCACTTACCATATACAACCCTTTCAAATAAAACATAAAAATAAGTCTTACTATATCCGTTATAATCAGTCTTCCGCATCGGGCATATCTGTTTTATATACCATCCATCATTACAGCTTGGATTAATTTCGTGTATATACTCAAAATATGAAACTTTTGTTTCACGATGCGGCATCAGTGAAAGTATATATCTTATTATCTTTCTCATATCTCTAAATTATCATTCAATAATTTTTTAATCACTTGTTTATTCTCTCTTTTTTTTGATTCTGCGGCCTTTTCTTCTTCTTTGCGTATGGTAGCACCTTTTTTGGATTTTACCGCCGTAGAAGGCTTTTTTGTGCGTTTATTGGGCTTGTTTTCTTTTTCTTCATCATCTATATTAGAAATATTCTTTTCGGGTGCAATTTCTTTCTTATCTGATTTTTTGCTTTTCACTAAATCAGATAAAGTTAAGGAAGTTATATTTTCATTCAAATTAGAATCTGAATCCAAATCAATAACGCCACTAACGACCGTGAAAACATTGTCTTTCTTTTCGTTTTCAATAGAAGCCAATTCTAATAATGCCGGAATTTTCAAGGCGTTAGGGCTATCTGTTTGATTTTTCAAATTGTAAGTAGGATTTTTACGCCAGTCTTTCGGGCTAAAATTATATACTCTTTCTATTGAAGTATCCGGATAATTTTCTTCCCACATTTTTTTATAAAAATGCGCCTGTATTTCGGCTTCCTCAGAAAAACCCTTCCGACCGCTTTTAAAGTCTACTATTGCGTTTATCCGTTCATTACTCCCTGGACGTACTAACATAGTACAAACTAAATCAATCATGCCAGCGTAACCGATTGGATGCGCTAAAGCAATCTCCACTGCTAACGGCTTTACATCATAATCCGTTATAAATTGGGCAAACGCTAACACATCTTTTTTAAGTTGGTCTGCATAATAAATAAAGTCGTTAGGAAGGCTTTTATTCTCTATATACGCTTTTAGTTTATCTTTTAAGCCGTCTAAATCATAAACACGGTTTATTAATAGTTCCTCAAACGCAGCGTGCATAAATGTACCATAGGCTGCGCGTTCGTCTCTATACCTTTCCGCTTCTTCTATACCTTTCTCCGCAATCCAATTAATCAGAAAAGGCGATTTAGGTAATGTTTGTGATAAAATCGTAGTTACAGAAGGATAAAATTTCGGAGTTCCTGTATCATCAAATAGATAATAATACCTTTGCCCGTTGCTATTGAGTTGAAACAGCTTGTATTCCGGCTCTATCAATGCAGTAGAATCGAAAAATAAAGCTTTCATTTCTTCCGCAGTCATACCCGGATAAATTTCAAATACTTCATCTTCATTTTGTTCTAATGAAAACGGCGACTTAATTTCTTTTTCTTTCATGATTATTTTTTATTTAGTTCGTTAATACATGCAATCACAGTAATTATACATGGCAAGGCCAAAAATAATAAAGTCGGATTATAGAAAGACGTACAGATAAAAACAAGCCCAAATAAGCTAAACAGAATCAAAATAGCTTTTAATTGGAACTCATTAGATAAGGCATACTTAACCAATCTTTCTAATACAGACATAATACATGTTTTTTTCATTGTATATCCTCCTATTATTTTTTATTTGCCTTATAAAAGGCATCATATAAATTATTTATTATTTCAATATTTGATTTTGATTTAGAAACAATTACACACTTATCCCACCCATTATAAGATAATTCTATTTTGTATTTTATATTGTTTCTATCAAGGAAAGAAGATACTTTATTAATTTCCTCGCTATTATCTATTATATTACTGAAAGATAATCCGCGTGTCGTTAATACATTTGCAGAAAAGTCATACCCCAACATTATAGCAAGCTTCCATAGCTTTTTACGTATAAACCAAATCTCACCCATACAAGTACACTCCTTTTCAGTGATATTTGGATTAAGAATATTAATTGTTTTCATATCAGTTATTTTTTGTTTTCCGGAAACCCGTCCGGCCGGTTGTTGAACTTTCAACAATGCAAAGATATAATTTATATTTTAAACGTGCAAATTTTTTTTTTAGAAATATCTATTTTTTTTTTTTTCGTATCATAATTAATCGCCTTTCTCCTTAATCCGTTCCAAAACATCCCTATTAGCTTCTAATATTTCATCAAAAGAAGGAATAGGTTGCCAGCATATAACTTTAATATCTCGCCTTGTAAGTTCCTTCCCCGGATAGTATTTCCCATTATCTCTAACCCACACGCCTTTTTTATATGTAAATATATCTACATACCTACGTGATTCTGCCTCCCTATCATAATATTTATAGTAAAACAAGAAGCCTACTAAAATACGCTGCCCTTCTTCCGGCAAACGTTCTTTTACGCTTATCCACGAAAAATATTTTTTCATCCATTCTGCACCACTGGCAAAAGCCTGTTTATCTAAATTCATAATTCAAATAGTTCTTTTTGTTTATATACATTGCCGTTTTTCAGTCTCACTTCACCCAAACACTCTTCCCGAAAGCGTTTTTCCTGCGCATCGAAATATTCTTTGTCTATTTCAGTTCCCCAAAAATCAAAACCCATTTTATAGGCGGCTATTCGGCTGCTCCCGCTACCCAAATGAGTATCTAAAATCCTATTCCCTGGTTTAGCAAATGTTTCTAATAGGAATTTATATAAGGCGACCGGTTTCTGCGTCGGGTGTATCCTAACCTCTTTATTTTTCATATCCTCTTGTAGAAATCCGCTCCATCTAAAAGCAAACAATTTCGCAGATTTATTAAAAGAGGTCCACGCTAATTCACAGTCCGCAAAATCTGTTTTCCCGTTTTTCTTATCCCATACGACCCAGCACGGACTATCATACGGTATTTGTGATATAAAATGATTTGCACCGAATATTATTTGATTCTTTGACACTCTCATTAATTCATCAAATAAATGTTTTTGGGGTTTAGCTCTATCCCATGTTTTAGGCGTGTACTGTTTTGCTTTTGCTCTATTGCCTCGCGAATGGTTTTTTAATCCATCTTCACCTATCCCGTAGGGAGGGTCTATTATTGCTAAATCATAAAAAGCGTATGGAATATCTTTCATATATTCCATACAGTCCATATTATATACTTCGCTTATCGGCATTTTATACGACTTTATTTTATATATCATTTTTAGTACCTAATAAATGCTTTGTCTGTTCATTATACGGAATACATTTAATATAACTTTCAGATACGCATCCATACCGAAAAACATCTTCCTTATAATTACTGAAAAAATCGGCTTTCCATTCATCCATATTATTCAAATCCGAAAAGGAAGTTCGGCGTACAATCGCATTCATGACAAATAATATTAATCCATTCCGGTTTAATTCTTTGCGTCTTTCCTCTGCATAAATTTGACATGTTTACGCGTTGCGTGTTTTCATTCGCGCCACTAAATAACTTTTTCGCGATTTCTTGTTTTAACACTTTCTTTCCGTTAGCCTCTGATTGGGCAATAGCTTCGTTTACTTTCAATCTCATTTCTATAAGTTTTAAAAAATTCTTGGTTTATCATTAATATATAGTCCGCAATTAGGGCACATTTTTTCTACCCATTTAGGCGGCTCTTCATCATCATATAAACTACATTCGTAATCCGTAACCTCCATAAAAGAACCGCATTCGGGGCAGTCTCCATCACCTAATAATGTTAGATTCATTAAGTCCATATAATCACTATATTTTATACGGCTTATTCCCATATCTTTAAACACATCTAATATATCTAATATCAATGTATCTAAATCTATACATTCTCGGAGAGTTTTACCGAAATAAAAAGAATCATTTATTAATATATCCCATTTCGGGCAATAATCAATAATAATACTTGATATTGTTTCCGGCGTTTTACTGGCTCTGCCTGCCAAATGCTTTAAATTCTTATCGTCTTTTACTCTCATTTCTCTCCCTTTCCTTTGACTATGCAAATTTAATATTTAAATATAACATGTGCAATTTTATTTTTAACCACTCGTATAAATATATAATTTTTATATTCATGATAGAGGATATATAATTTAATATAGTATCTTTGTGGCGGCTATAAAATGAAACTCTCTTTTTTCTTGGCTGATAGGTTTTTCTTTGTTGTTTACCTATCAGCCTTTTATTTGCCTTATTCCCATATCTATTATTTTTTAGTTTTCCGGAAACCCGTCCGGCCGGTTGTTGAACTTTCAACAATGCAAAGATATAATTTATATTTTAAACGTGCAAATTTTAGATTAAAAAAAAGAGGGATTTTTTTCAAAAAAAAGAATAAGTCATTAAAATAACACTTATTTCGGATAATTTTAAATTTAAGCTACTTTCTAATCGAAACAATGTATTTATATACCCCCAACAAGAAAAATGCCTTAGAATTGATTTTTTAAAGCCAAAATAAGAAGAGGGCGGAAAACCGCCCTCCACTAATACCTAAAAATAGATGATGAAAAAACTTCTTAACTATTAACTAAGCACTACAAAGATATATTTATTTCCGGATAGATACAACTTCTACGCCTTTTATTTCTGTATATGGATTTTTAGAGACTATATTAAAGCTTCTTTCTTTTATCTTTTTTGTTTTCCATAAGAAGCCTAAAAAACGCTTATATATAATAGTCTCGTACAATATTAAACTATCCCTTATTTGAATGTCTCCTATTAAGGTATCGTTATATACGCACGCCTCTATATTGGTCCATGAATCACGAAAAGATACACAAGGTATCAATTTGTAGGCCGTATCGCCTGGTATATATATAAGGCTATCTTTTACCTGTGCTCTAATCTTTATAATAGTTTCGGCTTGAATCTTACTAAAATTTTGTAGTTCCTCATTTTTCCGCTTTAGTTTGTTTATTAAGTCTGCATCTTCCTTCATGAACCTTTCGTAATCCTGAATGGAAAGCTCCAACACCCCAACGCGTGCAGCATTCAAACTATCTAAAGCCCGATAATACTTCACATCGTTCAATAATACCGCGTTATTACGTTTATAGGTGTCTCTATCGTGTTTTAGTTGGCTTACTCTTACATTAAGGAAATAAGCCACTAAAACAACAACTAAGACACCTAATAATATTATTATTTTATTCATTCTTTAATCGTTTGACGTTGCAAGAACCTCCAGCACTTCCGACATATTAGCATCGACAATAAGGTTAATATACACTCCATTATTTATTAGACTAAAAAAGTCTAAATGATAACGCGTATCTGATTCTGCACTAAACGAAACGGAATACATATCTTGGTTTTCGTTATTTTTGTCTAAATCGCATAACGCAAAACATACATTGTTATCTCTCATTATACCACGCATTTCCACAAATTTAGAGGCATAATTATTATTAATAGCCTGAACCGGTGTACTTTTACTTATATTACCGAAAAGGAGGTTATAATGTTTATCCGCATTTAGATTATAGCACGGTAATACACTATCTTTTACGTTATATACTTGGTTCTTTAGTACATTGCCTTGACTTGCTGCTAATACTTTGTTAGCCGCTATCGAATCTAAGTTATTTACAATATCATCCTTTGTTAAATAATTACCCCCCCCCGAATCAATATCTTTTACAACTACTTGGAACGTATCACCGCTTAACGTGATTTGAAGGGCTTTTTTATCTCCGGCGTGGTTATATTCAATATAAAACATATCGTCTTCTATTGAAAAAGCGGTTGCCTTTATAATCAAGTTTTCGCCCTGAATGAATACGTTTACGGCTAAATGATTCTCTATAATATACTTCATCATATCGCCCGGAAATCCGGTTATTTCCGTAAATTCGTCAATATCCAACGTCTTGCCGGTTTGGTCTAATATGAAATCCTGCAATATCAAAGGGTAAGAGTGCAAAACCATATCATTCAGGATAGGAGCTAAATGTATAGCTCCCTTATCTCCCATTTTATAAACGTCTACTTCGATTCTTTTAAATAACTCTTCCATAACAAACACTTTTAATAGTTTCAAAAATCACTTTACTAACTCTATTCCGTCCGTCTTCCGACTGAATAAAAGCACAATCTTTGCGGGTATCCATGAAGAAATTTTCCACTAACACCGCCGGGCATTTGGTGTGTTTTAATATATAAAATTGGCTTTCCTTGTCGGGGTCTCCGTCGCTTGTATCTTTGCGTATTTTCCAACCGTCCGGTGCAAATTCTTTTTCAGCCTCTTTATATAGTTCCGTTGCTATCAAATCGGCTTTTGTTTGGCCGACGGACGTATAAGCCTCCCAACCGGTGCCACCGCCTGCGTTTGCGTGTACGCTTATAAGAAAGCATTTACCGGAGGTCTCTGAATATATCGCGTTTGCACGCTTACAACGTGCCGACAAAGATACATCTTTTGTCTCCGGTACTAATATTCTATACTGAATGCCTTCTGCCTCTAACATCGAACTAACACGCTTGACTATATCACGGTTGAACTCCCATTCAAACAACTGCGTACCATCGTCCCAAACCGGCGAACGCTTACTGGCTGTATCAATACCGTGCCCGTTGTCTAATATTGGTATAAAAACCTGTTTCATCCTTTGACCTCCTTTTTATTTTCCATTTCTTCCTTGCATCTCTCTATAATAGGCTTCCAGTACGAAGGCATAATGCGCGTAAATTCTAACCGGACTACATGGTATATTATCCTTAATCCTATGTTTTGCGGATATGCTTTTACGTAGTTCTTCAAGCCATTGCACAAATATACATATAATAAAACATACGTAAGTGATTTCATTGCCATTAATGCACCTTTTAAGTCGCCACATTGAGAAATGGCAATATAAACAGCATATAACAAAACAATATACAGCAATAACTCGGCCAAAGAGTTTTTAAATTTTCTCATGGAGAAATTATTGCACCTTACTATACTAACACCGTCCGCACGCATGCCTGCAATGACATTAAAAGCAAACATCACAACCAAAGCGATAAAAAACCCCTTTGTCGGTGTGAAATAAGCAAGTATCGGACTAAATGCAGATACTGCTATAAATCTAAAATATTCCAAATCTATTTTCATACTTCTCTATATACTATTGCAAACGTTCCTTCGCCTGTGCTATCAATGCTAAGTAATGACCCTGTTTTAATACCGGCCACCGTCGCGAACTCATCTATAATACGGCTTTCAAAAGATAACGACCAATTCGAATTATTTTCATAATACATTCCGCTTAGGAACAAAGTATTTTTATCGGTTCCGTCAGAATCGCGTATCATTGTCTTTACGCCGTCTCTAAAATCTAATACATCTTGTGCAGTTATTCCGGCAGAATTTATTTCTGCTAAGGTCATTGTTCTGTCGGATTTAGCTATAAAGGCACGGAAACCGAACTTTAACAATGGCTTATTTTGTATAGGCGCGTCGGTTGTTATGGTCATTACCGTAAACTTGCTATTAGTAATAACCAATTTAATATAACGTCTTACTACCGAATAAGTTTCCGGATTGGTGTACATAGTAGAGAAAACCAACTCCCCGTTATCATTATTACCACCTTGGAAATTACCTACCGTTTTCAGATTCCATACGATTAAGTCTTTTCGGTCATTGTTTGATAGCACGCTAACAAATATCTTCCTATTATCTCGTATAGGTCCTTGTATTACGTCTATATAGGAGCCTCCAATCATAGATTCTATTTGTGAAGTTATGCTTATCGTTTTTGTTCCGAACTTATCAGATTGCGTAAGTAAGTTATTAAGTACATATATATTCTTTGCTAAATTGTCAGCCTGTGTTGCAATCTCCTTAATTTGGTCTAAGAATACAGTAGTAACCGACCAATTAGAGTAATTTATACCTCCACCTACATTTGTTCGTGTAGCCTTTAAAGATATTACCTTTCGCCCTGTGGCCACTCCGGTAAATTCCAGTACTTGTTGTTGTTGTAGGTTTGTTCTTGCCAACGTCATAGGCACAAGTTCACTACTATTATTAAAATAGAAGAAACTTGTAATAGCATCGCTATATAGTACCAAAGCTATAAGCCTATCTAAAATAACTTTATCCCTATCCGAAAGTGCGCCATTATTGGTCGGGATAGCTTGCATATACATTCTAAGTTCATAGGCTCTTTTTGCCCATGACCAGGAACCCTCCGATTCAGTTCTAATTACTGATGCGTTAATAAATGAGCATGATGTAGCGCCGACTTCTTCCTGATATTCAAAATATTGTACTTTAGACTCGCCTGCTTCGGTGTATTGTGTTATACGCAACATGCGAGCTACCTGCGTATTTTGCGCACGGTACGTGCCTACATAGATATGTAGACCGTCTTCTATATTATTAAATACATCAAATTGGGCTTTTTTATTGAAATCGAAAGATTCATCTAATTGCTCTATTTCTACCCCTCCGCTATCCTTTAGAATATCCTGAATGCTTTTAGCGTTTGCAATACTTGTACCGCCATCGTACCCTCCGGCATCAACAAAATAGACTTTTCCGTTAGTTCCGTCTATAATCATAGCCGATTTACGCTTATCATTGCTTGAACCGATACCAAAATTAAACAGACCATTTGCGACCACTGCGTTATACTTACCGGCAACATGGCCGCCTACTTCTTTTGTCACTGTCCCCTGTCCTTCGGCATGAGCGTTCGCGGCTCCGGCCGTTGTTTCCTGTCCTTCGGCATGAGCGTTCGCGGCTCCGGCCGTTGTTTCCTGTCCTTCCGCATGGGAACCAAAACCACTTGCCACCGTTGAATTTCCCTCCGCGTGGGAATAATCGCCGGACGAGGTGGTATGTCTTCCTTCTGCGTGAGATGCTAGTCCCTTGGATAAAGACATATAGCCTTCCGCGTGGGAATAAACGCCGGACGCCTGTGTTTCACCCCCTTCGGCGTGTGACGCATTACCATCAGCCACAGTAATACGCCCTTCTGCATGCGAATTATTCTTGTTTGCATG